CCCCGGATTTGGCTTTTACGGCTATGGTCTCATCCATCTTATCGGGGGTTACGCCAAGTCCGCCACCATGCTCATTCGACAGTTGGTGGATGCGGGCACTTTGTCAAACCTACCCGGTGGCCTCAAATCTAGGGGGCTGCGCATCAAAGGGGACGACACCCCCATCCAGCCCGGAGAATTCAGAGACGTAGATGTGCCCTCAGGAAGCATCCGTGACAACATATTACCACTACCGTACAAGGAGCCGTCACAGGTTCTGTTTGCCCTGTTCCAAAACATCGTAGAAGAAGGCAGAGCGTTTGCATCATCAGGTGATATGAATGTGTCTGATATGTCCGCCCAAGCTCCGGTGGGTACAACGCTGGCGCTGCTTGAGCGCACTCTTAAAGTGATGGGGGCTGTCCAAGCACGCATGCACTTCACCATGAAGCAAGAGTTCAAGTTACTCAAGGTAATCATCGCTGATTACGCCCCAGAGGACTATGACTACCAGCCAGAAGAAGGTAGCCGCGCTGCCCGTAGATCTGACTACGACATGGTGGACGTAATCCCCGTGAGCGATCCTAACGCCGCTACTATGGCGCAAAAGATTGTGCAATACCAAGCTGTTATGCAACTAGCGCAGTCAGCTCCTCAGCTGTATGACATGGCCTTTTTGCACCGCCAGATGATTGAAGTTCTGGGGGTTAAGAACGCTGAAAAACTAGTTAAAACAGAGGATGATGCGATACCTGTCGATCCTGTAACGGAGAACCAAGCTCTCCTAACTATGCAGCCTGTCAAAGCGTTTATTGAGCAAAACCATAAAGCGCACATTCAGGTTCACATGGCTGCTATTCAAGATCCAAAGATCCAGCAGTTAATGCAGATGAATCCGCAGGCGCAACAGATCATGGCCGCAGCAATGGCGCATATCAACGAGCACATTGCGCTTGAGTACCGTAGACAGATAGAGGAATCGATCGGTACACCATTGCCAACAGAAGAACAGAACAAGCAAGTCTCTCCAGAGTTGGCTGATCAGATTGCAATCATGACTGCGCAAGCCGCGCAACAGATCATGCAGCAGAACCAGCAAGAAGCTAAACAACAGCAAGCCCAGCAGCAAATGCAAGACCCGATTGTTCAGATGCAGATGCAAGAACTTCAGATCAAGCAGGGTGAGTTGAAGTTAAAGCAGGAGAAACAACAGATTGACGCCGCAGCTAAAGCGGATCAGATCCGTATTGAAGAAGCTCGTATCGCGGCTCAAAAAGAGATCGCTGCTATGCAAGTTGGCGCACAAACCGCTGCTAAACGAGACCAAATGGCTAAACAGCAAGAGACTGACGGTATGCGCATGGGCCTAGACGCTGCAAAGCATAAAGCTCAAATGGCGGTGCAGATGACGCAACGCGCGTCCCAGCATAAACAGCAACCCAACAAACCGAAAAAGGACAATAAATGAATTCACAAGCGCTTGCATACCTCCTCAAGGAAATCGACAAGTTACGCGAGGATCAATCCGTCTTTTTGAACGGTGGTGGCGCTAAGGATTTTGCCGAGTATCGGCATGTTTGCGGAGTTATTCGGGGTCTAACTCACGCAGATCAACTTGTCAGAGACCTTGCGCAAAAACTGGAGTATTCCGATGACTGAATTTGATACCGCTGCGGTAGATTTGTCCGGCATTCTGAACAAGAGTGCAGAGGAGAAAGCGAAACAGTTGCCTGATCCAAAGACCTTTTACCTTCTGTGCGTCGTACCAGAAGCGATGGAAGAGTATGCGGATAGTGAAGTTGGCCTCATAAAGGCTGACAAGACCATGTTTTACGAGGAAATTTTGACCCCCGTTTTGTTCGTAGTCAAAGTTGGCCCCGATGCTTATAAAGATAAAACCCGGTTTCCAAGTGGCCCTAGCTGCAAGGAAGGTGACTTTGTCATCGTCCGCCCCAATTCAGGCACCCGCTTGAAGATTCATGGCCGAGAGTTCCGCATCATCAATGATGACAACGTGGAAGCGGTTGTGGAAGACCCCCGTGGTATTACACGAGCATCATAAGGAGTAACACATGGCTACAGAATTTGAGTTTCCGGATCCAGATAAAGATGACCTGAAGGCAGGCGCAGAAGACAATTTTGAGATTGAGATAGAAGACGATACACCCATTCCTGATCGTGGGCGCAAGCCTATGAAGGAGCCGGTTGAAGACCCAACCGACGACGAACTAGCCTCGTATGACGAGAAAGTTCAGGCACGGATTAAGAAATTTACCCGTGGCTACCATGACGAGCGCAGGGCAAAAGAGACCGCGCTGCGCGAGCGCGAGGCAGCTGAAGCCTACGCACGGCAGGTTATTGAGGAGAATAAAAAGCTCCAACAACAACTATCTAGCGGTAGTAAAGTACTGATCGAGCAGTCACAGTCCAGTGCCCAGCTTGAGCTTGAATCCGCTAAGAAAAGGTACAAGGAAGCCTACGAGTCCGCCGATGTTGATGCGCTAGCCGAAGCCCAAGCAGAAATTGCTAAGGCCACCCTACGTATGGACAAAGCTTCAGGTATGAAGCCAATTGAGGTGGACGAGAAAGAATACGAGCCAGCACAGCCAGAACAGCCTCAAGTTACCCCCCGCACCCAGAGGTGGATCGATAGTAATAGCGATTGGTGGGGTAAAGACGACGAAATGACAATGGCCGCTATGGGTATTGACAGGAAGTTACAAAAAGAGTATGGTGCGGGCTATGTAGGTACTGAAGAGTACTTTCAAACCATCGATAAAACGATGCGCAAAAGATTTCCTGAGCACTTTGAGAGTGAGCAGAGCTACGAGGAAGACGAACCGCCTCCAAAGAAAAGAGCGTCAGAACCGGTTGATGAGGATGATGAACCCCCACGCCGTGCAACAAGAATCACTTCGCCTGTAGCCCCTGCTACGCGGAGTACTCCACCTAACCGTGTTCGTTTAAAAGCATCAGAAGCCGCCACTGCGCGTCGCCTTGGGGTGCCAATTGAAGAATACGCGAAACAGGTTGCTTTACTTAGAAGAGGTGCTTAATCATGACTGAACAGAAACAAAACCGTATGAGTCGGGAGTTAGAGTCCCGTGCAGAATCTAACCGACCCGTTATGTGGCGTCCCCCAGAGACTTTGCCTTCCGTAAAGCCTCACGATGGATGGACACCTAGATGGGTAAGGACTATGACGGGTGGTCAGTATGATGGGCAGAATATCTCCTCTAAGATGCGGGAAGGGTATGAACCATGCAAAGCAGTGGATTATCCCGACCTAATGATGCACGAATCCACCGAAGGTCGCTTTAAAGGCGGTATCGAAGTGGGTGGTTTGTTGCTTTGCCGTATTCCTACTGAGATTCTGAAACAACGTGAGGCGTATTACGCCAACCAGAACAGAGCACAGATGGATTCTGTAGACAACAATTTCATGAGAGATAACGATCCACGTATGTCGAAGTTCTCTGAGAAATCGACAAAAGTATCGTTTGGTACAGGTTCTTAAACTTTTCAAGGAGTCTTAAATGGCTTATCCCACGGTCTCGGTCCCCTACGGCCTAAAGCCGGTCAATCTGATCGGAGGTCAGGTATTTTCGGGTTCTACCCGCGAAGTGCCTATTCAATACGGTAGCTCCGTAAGCATTTACTACGGCGATTTCGTTCGCGTTATCCGTGGTAATGCAATGCGTCTGGGCATCACAACTGACGGTACTGCACAAGGTATGGTCGGTGTGTTCCTCGGTTGCCGCTACACCAACCCGTTGACCAAGCAGTTGACATTCAGCCAATACTGGCCCGGCGGTACGCTGGCTGGTGACGCTGTTGCAATCGTTTGTGACGATCCTGACACTGTGTTCAAAGCAGTCGTTTGCTCATCTGGCACTACAGTTGCTTCCGGCAGCTACGCCATGATTGGTCAAAATTACGGCGTGTTGGACAACACAGGTAGCGCAAACACCGGCGACTCAGCCGTTGCTTTGGCTTACTCAGCAACTTTGACTACAAACACATTCCCATGTCGCGTAGTTGGCGTTGTGCCCGACACAGCATCTTCTGTGTCTGCAACAGGTAGCTCTACCAGCACCACCATTACTCTCACAGGTTCTGGTCTGCCAAGCGCTATCGTGCAAGGTACTGATGTTTCTTATGTAGCTTCCAACGGCCAGATCGTCCGTACAGGCTCATTCGTGACCACAGCCTACTCTGCTGGCACAACCTCTATTGCTATTAACGTGGCAACTTCGTCCTTGGGTAATACTGCAACAGTTATTCCTTCAAGTTCAACAATCGTCTTTACTCAGATTCCAGAGATGCTCGTCAAGATCAACTTTGGTAACCATGAGTACTACACTGCCACCGCAGTCTAAGGAGTAACTTAAATGGCTATTTCACGCGCACAACTATTGAAGGAACTCCTCCCCGGACTGAACGCATTGTTTGGTATGGAGTACGCACGTTACGGCGAAGAGCACAAAGAGATCTACGAAACAGAGACCTCTGAGCGTTCATTCGAGGAAGAAACCAAGCTGTCTGGCTTCTCAGCCGCACCAGTCAAAAACGAAGGTTCTGCCATCGCTTACGACAACGCGCAAGAAGCATGGACAACCCGCTACAACCATGAAACCATTGCTTTGGGTTTCTCAATCACTGAAGAAGCGATTGAAGATAACTTGTACGACAGCTTGTCTGCTCGCTACACCAAAGGTTTGGCTCGTGCTATGGCATACACCAAGCAAATCAAAGCTGCTGCAACTTTGAACAACGGCTTCTCTGCCCAATACGTTGGCGGCGATGGCGTTCCTTTGTTCAGCGCTAACCACCCCTTGGTTAACGGTGGTGTCAACGGTAACACTCCTACCACTCAAGCCGATTTGAACGAGACTTCCTTGGAAGCCGCCGTTATCGCAATCGCTGCTTGGACAGATGAGCGTGGCTTGTTGATCGCTGCTAAGCCTAAGAAGCTGGTTATTCCCCCTGCATTGCAGTTCGTTGCTACCCGCCTGCTCGAAACCGAGTTGCGTGTTGGTACAAACAACAACGACATCAATGCGATCAAGAATAACGGCGCAATCCCTGATGGCTACACCATCAACCACTATCTGACGGACACCAACGCTTGGTTCCTGACGACAGACGTGCCTAACGGTCTGAAGCACTTCGTTCGTACACCGCTGCAAAACAGCATGGACGGCGATTTCGATACCGGCAACGTGCGTTACAAAGCCCGTGAGCGTTACAGCTTCGGCTGGTCTGATCCACTGGGAATCTACGGTTCCTCTGGTTCATTCTGATAAAAGGGGGCCTTGTGCCCCCTTTTTATTTGGTGTATATTGCACACATCTGGGTGATCCGTCATACCGCCACTGCCCCAGCAGACGATGCAACGATTGGTATGATACTTTTGCATAAGGAAATTTGCTATGGCTCGCGCAACATTTGACGGTCCCGTCCTGGTCGGTGATAACCGTTTTGGTCCTCTTCGTAACGTTGGATACGCTGAATTAGTTCAGGGTGTATCAATGGTTTTGACAAACACTACCCCCAATACAGCGGGTTATGGTGGCAACTCAACTCAGTTTGTTTCTAACGTAAACATCCCCAATACAAACGCAACAATCTACACCCCGGGTACATCTACCTATGCGGTGGCGACTGTTCCTACAGCTGATACAACTTCATTGATCAACCGTGGTTGCGTGTTCTATGTGCCTGTTGGCGCTGATTTGCATGACCTATTGGTCGATATGCAAGTGCTGCCCACTACCGCAGCTGGTACCGTTTCTGGCGTGACTGTGTTTTGCTCTAACAAGTATGAAACATCTGCTGGCAACTACTTCCAAACTGGCTCCCTGACTTCTATTGGCCGTGGCGCTTTGGCTACCATGACCGCTGCTCAGATGGGTAACCAGCAAGCTACTTCTGCTGATATTCTTCAGCCGAATGGTCAGGCAAGTGTTTCTCAGATCGTATGTACTATTGCTATTGCGGGTTCGTCCATGACCACCCTGACAGCAGGTACTTTCAATATCACTTTGAGATACTCTACTCCTGATGGCAACATTGGTACAGCAACTACCTACCCATACGGCAACCTTGACTGATAACACGACAGGGGCTTTGGCCCCTTTCTTTGATTTTTAAGGAGTACCGTATGTCAGGTGGATGGACTGTAGTTGATGCGAACACAAATAAATCGCAGCCTATAACAGGCAAGAATGATTCTGGCGCTGTGTCGCCTTACTTTACTCCTGCGCCGGGCGCACAAGACCCAGTAGGAAAGATGCGGATCTCATCTCCGCAGTCAATGATTGATACCGACTTTGAGTATGGCCAACAGCCTACCAAGTGGGAATCTATCGCTTTACAGAATAATCGCCCAAGCTGCTACTACATTGCTCAACAGCCTGTTGCTGTTACAGCAATCACAGGTACTGCTACCGCAGACCAAATCACAATTACATTTACTGGCACGATTGCCAGTGGCGTTCCCATCTACATCCAGAACTCCACCAACGCAACCATCAATGGCTGGGGCTGGGTAGTTACCGGCGGCACAAACACAACAATCACTGTGTTGTTGGCCCCGGGTTCATCTACAACCACCAACGCAGCAGCATATTACAACGCAGCTTTGACTTACGTCTATGTAGGCTACTTCTACTCTGGTAGCGGTATTCAGGTTGCCGCAGGCACTACAGCGGTCGTTGTAACCAGCGCATCAGTGATTACTGTAACCACAGTAAATCCACATGGATTAAGCAAGGGTAGCTTTGCCTACATCATAGGCACTACCGGCGGCACAAACGTCAACGGTGCTTACATTGTTGCAACAACTCCAACAGCCAATACATTCACTGTGACTGCGGCTTCTGCATCCGGTACTGTAACGACTGCGGCTGGTCAGACAAACATCTATGCCCGTCCGGCTGGTTATGTTGAGTCTCGCTCATTTGATGGTGGCGTGGCGTTCTCTGCCTCTGCAAACGTGCCAAACAGCCAACTGATCCGTCAGACACGCAGATATTTCCGCTACCAATCTGGTAAGGGTATTCAGTTCTCAACCGGCACATCTTTGTGTCCTCCGCTGTTTGTGACAAGCATCACTGCATCAGGTGCAACAGGCACTGTGACTACTCGCTTTTCTCACAACTTGGCGGTTGGCTGCACAATCAATATTGCCGGATGCGATCAAGGTCAGTACAACGGCACATTCACTGTTGTTACAGTACCTACACCAACAACATTCACATACACAATGGGCAGCGCGCCCACAATCACAACCGCTACGGGTTTGATTATCAAGGTCAGCCCAATCAATTGGTACGGCTCAACAAACCGCATTGGCTTCTTTGACCAACAAAACGGCTTGTTCTTTGAGTACGATGGTCAGGCTTTGTACGCCGTATGGCGCAACAGTATCAACCAGTTGAACGGTACAGTTGCCACAACCCAAGGCACTACCGCCGTTACCGGTACAGGTACACAGTTCAGCACTCAGTTGAAACCGGGCGACTTCATTGTCATTCGTGGTCAAACATACCGTGTAAACACGATCGTCAGCGATACATCTTTGTATCTGACAACCGAGTATCGTGGTTCAACCATCTCCGGCGCTTTGATGTCCAAGACTATTGATCTGCGAATCCCTCGCTCACAATGGCTTGATCCGCTGGATGGTACAGGCCCATCAGGTTATACGCTTGATTTGACCAAGATGCAGATGTGGTATATCGACTACTCTTGGTACGGTGCTGGCTTCTCACGTTTTGGCTTGCGCACAAGCAAGGGTCAGATTACTTACGTGTTCCAGATTACCAACAACAACCAGCGTTTCGAGGCGTACATGCGCTCTGGAAACATGGCTTCGCACTATGAGTCAAACGGCGTTACTCCTGTGACAACTTTGACTTCTACATTGGCTGCTGCCACATCGACAGGCGGCACGATCAACGTGGGTGATACAACCTTGTTTGCGCCGTCAGGCACAGTCAAGATTCAAGATGCAACACAGACCGGCGTGGCTGAGTACATCAGCTATTCTGCCAAGACTGCGACTACATTGACGATTACCGCCCGTGCGCAGACTGGTGGTCAAGCATCTGCTCAGACATTCACCTACAACGCAACAGCGCCAATCGCAGTTGAGTACGCCTCTCCTGATACCGCAGCATCCCTGTCTCACTGGGGTTCTTCTGTAATCATGGACGGCAGATTCGATGACGACAAGTCATTGATTTTTAACTACGGCACAACCACCGCCATTACAACCACAACCACAACACCGATTGTCATCATGGCAATTCGTTTGGCTCCGTCAGTGGATAACGGTACAACCGGCTTGTTGGGTACAAAGGAAATCATCAACCGCGCACAGTTGCAGTTGACTGAATTGGGCTTGTACACAACCGGCACAGGTTACCTTATCAACTTGGTGTTGAACGGCTACGCCTCCGGCGCTATGTCTGGTGCGTTTGTGACTCCAGCCGTTGGTACAACCTACACATCTTCATTTGCTCAGATTGCGATTAACACCAATGCGGTGAACGTGACTGGCGGTGAGTCTGTGGCGGCTGCGTACACCAACACATCAGGCCAAACAACTTTGGATTTGACAGGCGTGCGTGACTTGGGTAATTCAATCTTGGGTGGCGGAACTTCAGCAGCAGTCCCAACAGCGCAGTCTGGTGTTTACCCAGACGGCCCGGACATCCTGTATGTGGTGGCTACACCTTTGACAACTACATCTTCAACTATTCTTGCTCGTTTGAGCTGGAAAGAAGCACAGGCTTGATGTATGGCGACTCCAGCATGGCAAAGAGCGGAAGGGAAGAATCCCAACGGCGGCTTGAACGCCAAGGGGCGAGCCTCTGCAAAAAAGCAGGGGATGAATTTGAAGCCCCCGCAGCCAGAAGGCGGCAGTCGCCGAGACTCTTTCTGCGCCCGCATGAAAGGGATGAAGTCGAAGCTTACGAGCGCCAAGACCGCAAGCGATCCGGATTCGAGGATTAACAAATCCTTGAGGGCATGGAATTGCGCTGATGGTGGCTACGTAACTCAAGCCGACGGCTGTGCCACCAAGGGCAAAACGAAAGGCAGGTTTGTATGACCGAGCACACAGATAACGTAAAAAATGTACTAGATGTCGTAGCAGTGTTTACTACGCTTGGCACATTTTTAAACTTGCTTACACCTGTATTTGGTTTAATTGGCGCAGTAGTGGGCGTGATGCGCATTTACGAAATGGCCACAGGCAAAGAATTTTCCACGTTGTTCCGTAAAAAGAAAGACGACGATGCCAGCGACAAGTCTTAAACAAAAGAAATTCATGGATGCTGCGGCGCACAACCCAGCATTTGCGAAGAAGGCGGGTGTCCCGCAATCAGTGGCGCGAGACTTCAGTACTGCCAGCAAGGGTATGAAGTTTGGAGGCGGGGAAAAAACCCGTGCTGATCGGCAAGTAGCAAACAACCCCAAAACCAATCAAGGTAAGGCGGAACTCTTTAAAAAAGGTGGCAGTATGGCGACGAAAAAAATGATGGCGTTTGAGAAATCCAGCAAAGACACTGAAATGAAAGGTGTCAAAGAAGGTTCCCCCAAAGACCGCGCAATGGATAAAAAACAAATGATGATGAAAAAAGGTGGCGCTACTAAGAAGATGGCCTCCGGCGGTTCAGCTTCTGCCCGCGCAGATGGTGTCGCCAGAAAAGGTAAAACAGTTGGTAAATTTCTCGCCAAAGGCGGAAAAGTTTAAGGAGTAGATCATGGCAAAAGCTGGAAAATTAGCTGGACTTGCTGCCCTTGCTGGTGCGGCGTATATGATGGGTAAAGATAAAGATGGATCTCCCAAGGGTAAGGAAGACACCGGCCCGGGTTATAAGTCAACTGAGACTCGTAACGATGAAGGTGCCACAGCCGATAAAAAAACAAAGAGTGATGTCTTAGACGCGATTACTGCGCCAAAAGAAAAATCAAACGATGCGGCTGGCAATCAAGGTGTTTTATCGTCTAAGTCAGACAAACCTACATCTGTATCTGCGCCCAAATCCGTATCTAAACCTGCGGCGTCTTCATCTAAACCCACAACGTCTAGTACCGTATCAGAAGCTGGTACATCCCGTGGTACTCGCCCTGCTGACTCATCAAAAGCATATCCATCTGGAGTTATGGGTGGATCAAGACAGGCTGATAGCACCAAATCAAAAGTTGTAGACGCTACCAAACGTGCAGGCTTAACCGCTGTAAAGGCGGCTACTCAAGGCCCAATTGCAAGTGCAACAAACAGTAGCAACAGAGTTCCAACTTCAGAAGAAGCCGCAGCAAACCGCCAAGAAGCATACAACAAGGTTAAATCTGTTGGCTCAAGCGTGGTTGACTATGTAAAGAACCTTGAAACCCCCGCAAAGCGTATTGAACGCGAAGCCAAAGAAGCCAAAGAAGCCAAGAATAAACCAGCAAGCGTTGCCCCAACAAGGGATTACAACGAAGATGCACTTAGCTCAGGCTCTGCAATGAGACGTGGTGGCGCGGTTAAGAAAATGGCTTCTGGCGGTATGACAGCTTCCCGTCGTGCCGATGGTATTGCCACCAAGGGTAAAACCCGTTGCAAAATGTATTGAGGTGAATCATGGCTACTAAATGGGGTGCTAAAACGGCTATTGGCGACGCTGCCGCACAAGAATCGTGGAACAAAAATTGGATGAAAAACGAATCCAAAAAAGCCACTTCGGATCGCGTAAGGCAAGCTAGAGATGAAGCAGACGCCGAAGTAAAACGCGAAACTCGAGGCGTAGAAGAGCCAATGACCCCCGGTCAGAAGCAGTCTATGCAAGAAGCAAAAGACGAAGAGATGCGCAAGAAGATGAAGTCTGCGCCCACAACCAAAACGGAAATGGGTGAAGGATTCGCCAAAGGCGGCTCTGCATCAGCCCGTGCTGATGGTATTGCTTCCCGTGGCAAAACCAAAGGAACTATCGTCATGTGCGGTGGTGGGAAAACAAGATGATGGCCTCTCGCGGCATGGGCGACATTAACCCGTCAAAGATGCCGGGGAAGAAGACGATCACCCGTAAGGATGATCCGAACAAAGTCGCCATGTACGCAGATGGTGGCAAGGTCAACGCTGCTGGGAACTACACCAAACCAAGTCTGCGCAAGCGGATTGTGGCGCAGGTGAAGGCAGCAGCAACGCAAGGGACAGGCGCTGGCCAATGGTCAGCAAGAAAAGCCCAGCTTGTGGCTAAGAAGTACAAGGCTGCTGGCGGAGGATACAGAGATTGAAAGCGCCGCAACAATCCCTTAAAAATTGGGGCGATCAAAAATGGAGAACCAAGAGTGGTAAAAAATCTTCTGATACAGGTGAAAGATATCTTCCAGAAAATGCAATCAAAGCTCTCAGCCCTGCTGAGTACGCTGCGACAACGCGTGCAAAACGCGCGGGCAAAAAAGCCGGAAAGCAGTTCGTAAAACAACCGCCCAAGGTAGCAAAGAAAACAGCAAGTTTTAGATAAAGGAAACAACATGTCAGCAATTAACGTGACTCAAGAAGAAGCCGATTTGATTCTGGTTGGCCTCAATATGTATGCTGATATTCAGCGCAATGCTTCTGGCGCAGTGTCAGAAGATGTGAAAGCTTTAATCGCTAAGATTACCCCAGCACCAGTAGTTGAGCAGCCAGTAAATGAACCCACAGCAGAAGAAGTGGAAGCCCATTTTGCTGCCGAAGAAGCTACCGAAGAAAAACCAGTTAAGGCTAAGAAAGCTAAATAATGGCTAATACCTCTGGCGCAGTCAGCTTTAATCTTGACCTGACAGAACTGGTCGAAGAGGCGTTTGAACGCGCCGGTGGTGAGCTTCGCTCCGGTTATGACCTGCGTACAGCTCGTCGCAGTTTGAATATCATGTTTGCTGATTGGGCGAACCGTGGCATCAACCTGTGGACAATTGAGACCGGCACTATTGATTTGGTGCAAGGTCAGAATACTTACCCGTTGCCAAACGATACGATTGACTTGTTGGAGCATGTCATCCGCACAGGCGGAAACGTAGCTTCAACTCAGGCAGACCTGACCATCACTCGTATTAGCGTTTCCACCTACGCTACGATCCCTAACAAGATCCAACAGGCTAGGCCAATCCAGATTTGGATTCAGCGGTACAACGGACAGACTAGCCCTGTAGCCTGTCAACTTACATCTGCCATTACAACTACATCCACAACGCTTTCTGTAAGTAATGTTACGGGCTTACCCGCATCCGGGTTTGTAAAAGTAGATGGAGCGTTTGGCCCTGAAATAATTAACTACAGCTACATTACCCAAAATACTGGGTCTGTCACAGGAACTTTAAATAACTGTTTCCGTGGTCAGCAAAACACAACTCCTGTTGGAGCGCTAGTTAATTCTACCGTTTATTGGGAACAAGTCCCCGCAGTCACCGTTTGGCCAACCCCAGACAATGCCCAGCAATACCAGTTGGTGTATTGGCGCTTACGTCGTACCCAAGACGCTGGCGGCGGTGTCAACATCATGGATGTCCCATTCCGCTTCATACCTTGTATGGCCGCTGGTCTGTCGTACTACATTGCCGGAAAGATCCCCACTGGGGCGGAACGTCTGCCGTTCCTCAAAGCTCAGTATGACGAGGCTTGGGAACTTGCCGCCTACGAAGATCATGAGAAAGCAGCTTTGAGGCTTGTACCCCGTCAAACCTACATTGGGAGGTAACGATGGGTAATCGTTTTGCTGCTGGCAAACGTGCAATTTCAGAATGCGATCGTTGCGGACAGCGGTTCCTACTCAAGCTTCTAAAGACTGAGATCATCAAGACCAAGAAGTATGACTTGCTGGTCTGCCCAGAATGCTGGGATCCTGATCATCCGCAGTTGCAGTTGGGTATGTGGCCAGTAGACGACCCACAGGCTTTGAGAAATCCTCGCCCTGACCGCAGTTATGTAGTATCTGGGTTGTTGGCTGATGGTGAGGCTGGTGGTGGTAGCCGAATCTTTCAATGGGGCTGGAATCCGGTTGGCGGGTCACAAGCAAATGATGCGGGTTTGACACCAAACGCCTTGGCAATGTTGGTGCAAATTGGTACAGTAACGGTAGTAACGACGTAAGGAGTCGATGATGGATACAAAGCAGGTAAAAAAGATCGCTGATAAAGAAGTAAATAAGCATGAGAAAAAAATGCACAAAGGCATGGCTCCGACCAAATTAAAAAAGGGTGGCCCTACCGGTATGCAAATGCGTGCTGTCGGTCGTAACATGGCTCGTGCCAACAACCAAAGAGGTAAGTAATGGCTAAATTCAGCGACAAGCGAATGGGTAAAGAAGTTGGCAATGCCAGCGTCTACGCTCAACCTCATACCATGACTGGTAAGAGCACATCTGTTAAGGACTCTCTTAACAATGGTGGCTTTCGTCCAGACCCCAATACAATGGCTGCAAATGGTTCTGAACCGGGCGGTAACGTTCCTGCTCGTCGAGTTTCCCTTGGTGATATCACCAGAGAGCCAAAGACAACTGGTATCAAAATGCGTGGTACTGGCGCAGCTACCAAAGGCGTGATGTCTAGAGGCCCAATGGCATGAACTACAGCCAGCTTGTAACTGCCATTCAGTCTTACACGGAGAATCAGTTCCCCGATGTGTATCTTGCTGATGGAACGACTGAGGATTCAACCACTCAGATCAATCGTTTCATTGAGCAGGCTGAGCAGCGCATTTACAACTCGGTTCAGTTCCCATCCATTCGTAAGAATGTGACTGGATCTACATCAATCGGCAATAAGTACTTGGCGTGCCCAGACGACTTCCTTGCCGTGTATTCAATGGCTGTAGAGACTGATGATGGTCAGGAGTTTCTCTTGAACAAGGATGTGAACTTCATCCGTCAGGCTTACCCTAAAGCCACTGACACAGCGACCCCGAAGTACTACGCCTTATTTGGCCCTCAATCCACGGCGGAGACTGAACTGACGTTCATTCTTGGTCCGACTCCTGATGCAATTTACACAGTTGAGCTGCATTACTATTACTACCCACAATCAATCACCACAGCTGGAACGACATGGCTGGGGGATAACTTTGACACTGTGCTGTTGTACGGTTCGCTGGTGGAGGCTTACACCTTTATGAAGGGTGAGGCTGACATCATCACTGGATACGATATGAAATACAAAGAGGCACTTGCGTTGGCAAAACGTTTGGGCGATGGTATGGAGCGTCAAGATGCCTACAGGTCTGGACAATTCAGACAGGCGGTGACGTAATGGCTTTTACAGGCAACTGGGCTTGCAACACATTCAAAACAGGGCTGATGAACGGGACGTTCAACTTTACGTCCGGCACGTTCTACATGGCTCTGTACACCAATGCAGCCACGCTTGATGCCTCTACCACGGCTTATACGACTTCGGGTGAGGTTGTGGCTTCTGGGTACACGGCTGGCGGTCTTGCTCTCACGATTGCGCAGGTGCCTACGGTAGGCAACTCAGGCTATAC